CTCTAGCTTTTAACTTTGCAACGTCAATAACAATAGTTGCACTGTACTCTGAAGCTGCTACGTTATACTCTGCTACTCCATACTCAGCTATCAAACTTGTGGCTACAGTAAACGCTTGCTTACTATATCCTTCTGTATAGTCATAGGCCCAGTTAGCTACTAGCTGACTACCTGACCCACCTATAAGAGTTAAGTTAATCTCTTTAAGCATCTTTACTCTGGAAGGATCACCAAAGGCTAGAGGCTGTGTGTAGTACTTCATTGTGTAAGGGCTAGTATTGTCTAAATAGCCAAAGTACCTAGATACACCGGATACACCTCCAAAGTATAGCTCTCCTCCAACGTCATCTCTAGCAGCCGTTAAGATACCAGTAGTAGGCCATGTTGTAACTCTGTTACTCCCGTCCTCTAGCTTACTTCTTACATCAAAGCAGTAAACAATCTTAGCGGTTACAGGAAAGATTAAAAGATAAAAAGCATTCTCTACGCTGTATACAGATTTAATGTTACCTGTTTCAAGAGTAGTGTTATAAACAAGTTCATCTCTAATACTCCTAGAGACATCTCCAATAGGGTTAGACTTTTCTTGTATAACTCTACCTAAACTACGGACACCAGAGCTAGATAAGAAAAACAAGTCTGAGCCTGTGGACTGTACGCTGTCTCTAGCTACACAGCCTATGTTTGTAATAGTGTCCTGTAGTGTCATAGTAGACGGTGAGGAAGCACCGGAGTACAGTAGAATGCTACGCTTACCAAAAATAACCAATAGGTCATTAAACTCTGCTAGTGCAGTAATCTCATCATGTCCTGTAGGCCATACAGATGTAACGTCTAAACTACCTGTGCTGCCTCCTGTCCACGCATGACCATTAAGACTATCAGACCAGTAGACAGTGTGTTTATTGTTTACAACGTCAGCAGCCCATACTCTACCAAAAGCCGCTAGAGCTTCATTAGCCTGCGGTGGTGTGCCTGTAGCATGACCGTGGTCACTCATGGCTTCTAATACACCGGAGCCAGACTCATCTGTGTATATCAGAGGCTCATGCGCTGACTGCCAAAAGTAAGCGTGGTTAGCAAAGTTTATAATCTTCCAATTGTTAGCTGATACTGTGTATCCACTTGGAGTTATGTCTGTAAGGCTAGAAGTGCCTGTAAATATCTTATTGTTTCCAGTAGAGAAAACTACAGTTGTACCACTGTAATCTACATACTGGAATAGGTTTTCTACGCCAACACTAGACCCTAAAGGAGTAGCACTGGTAGTTAAAAGATTAATACCTTTCCTAGCACCTATGCGCCCAAAGCTGTCAATGACTGCATTCTCTGCTATAGAAGCATAAGAAGCATCCTGACCTACAGGAGCATCTTGAGTATTGATGCCTCTAAATCCTGGAGCACCAATGTATATGTTTTCTCTTTGCTGTGCCATTATTGCACCGTGTAGATAAATTCTTCAGGGTTCTTATATGCGTCTTGTGCAATCGCATCACTAAGATGTTTGTCAGCAATAATAAAATAATCTTGTGTAGTAGTACCACCTGTCTCACCACGTTCTCTAGCAAGTAAAGCTACAGCGTTGTGTATTATAGCCATAGCCGGTAATACAGTAGTATCTGCGTCAACAGCTAAATCAGGTTCTCTAGAGCACACATCAAAGCGTAATGAGAATACACCGGATGGCTTAGGGTATACTCTTACTTTAGTATCAGCATTATCATCTACACCACTAAACGTATAGGAGTCAGGAGTGCCTGTGACTTCCCCTGAGATGTAGTAAGCATTGCTAAACCAGTTAGGTGTCTCATAGTGCATAAAGAAGTTTGAGGTATCATTAATAGCACTATATAGTTTAACACGTTCTCCTGCTCCTGTCAAGCTATATTCTGTAGTATTTTCTACTGTAGGTACAACCACAGTTTTGCGTAAGGTAGACCAATCATGTGAGTCCTGTACCAAACTCTTAGCATCGTTAATGTAGTCTCCTACCATCTTAGAGTAAGCTGTTTCAGTAACATCAGCTACTTCTTCTTCTCTGAGTCTTCTCAGTACACTATTCATTAAACTTAGGTACGTTGTAGCCATTAAATTATTCCTTTAAATAAACCTTGTGGTGCTTGGTAGCCCTGTAACGGTAACACACGCTTTAGTAACTCTGGTGCTTCATATCGTTTAACGTAGTCGCTAAATACTAAGTCAGTTACTGATGACTGTCCTGCTCCTCCTCCTGCACCTCCAAACATACCAGTGCCTGTCCCAGCGCCTGCCCCTGAACCGCTGCCAGAGCCGTCACCAGTACCAGTGCCAGTACCTGAACCACTACCGCTACCAGATCCAGTTCCTGTACCCGTACCTGTGCCTGTGCCTTCTCCTGTGCCTTCACCAGTAGCACCTCCGGATGTTCCTGTTCCTGCTCCACCAGCAGAACTTCCAGAGCCTGTTCCAGTACCTTCAGTACCTCCTCCAGTGTTTATACCGGCGGCAGCGTCTCCTGAAGAATCAATATATGATGAATTACCAGTACCTGCACCGTCTGTTATACCAGCATCAGTTGTAGCAGCAAAAGCATCTCCACCTTCTGCTCTTGCTTGTATTTCTTGAGAAGAAAGAGTTTGTCCTCCATACTCGTAACTACCTGTTGAATTACGGCTTATATTACTAAATATTAAAGTCCAATCTTGCTGTGTAAGCTCTGCTTCATCTTCGCTATAAGTTTCACCATAAAGAGCATCAGGTTTCCCGTCAGCATCGTTGTCGGCATTCCAGTATTCTGCGCCTATTTTACGAACATTTCCTTCCGGATCTCTAGCTATTACAGAACCATCAGCAAACTTTTCAAGTATCTGCCAGAAAGGAAGTTTTTCAGTTTCCTTTGAAGCATCTCCAGCGCCAGCGCCTCCTCCAGTGCCTGAAGCCCCACCGCCTTCAGAAGACCCGCCGCCGCCACCACCACCACCACCTGAAGCATCTTCTTCAGGAGGAACAAACTTTTGATCTATCTCAGGATCATCTATTTCAGGCGGAGGATTATCTACTGTAGTATCTACTTCAATGTCAAAATCCTCTTGCTCACGAGCCTCTCTTGCTAGGTTTTCTAGTCTAGTTTGTTCAGTAAACCTAGCATCTTCAGCAAGCCTATCTTCTTCAGTAAACCTAGCTTCTTCTGCTAATCTTTTAGCTTCAATGTCAGCTAATCTTTTAGCTTCAGCAGCAGCAGCTAATCTTTTAGCTTCAGCTTCCTTAGCTACTCTTTCAGCCTCAGCTTTTGCAGCATCGGCTCTTTCTTGAGCTAAGTCAGCAGCAATTTTATCAGCAGCGGCTTTATCAGCTTTAGCTTTAGCATCTGCTGCATCTTTAGCTTTAGCATCAGCAGCATCTTTAGCAGCCTTATCTGCTTTGTCTTTAGCAGCTTTAGCATCTGCTGCATCTTTAGCAGCTTTAGCATCAGCAGCAGCTTTAGCTTCAGCAGCAGCCTTAGCTTCAGCAGCAGCCTTAGCTTCAGCAGCAGCTTTAGCATCTGCTGCATCTTGAGCAGCCTTAGCGTCTGCTGCATCTTGAGCAGCTTTAGCAGCAGCTATAGAAGCCGCTAAGTCAATGTTGTATCTTTCTTCTTCTGCTTCTATAGTAGTACCAGCAACAGAAGCAGCAATGTTATTGATGTAAGGATTAAAGTCTGGTGTTGCGCCTGTTCCTACTCCTGCCCCTACTCCGCTAGAGAGTGAACCCGCTAGTCCTTGTCGTATAGCTGTTGCTAAAGGAGAACCTCCTACAATAAAATCAATGTTACCGCCAGTTAAAGAATTTAATGTAAAATTACCTGTCGCTGGAACTGTTACCTGTATGTCACCGGAAGACTGACCAATGTTATCAAAAAAATCTTTAACTTCTCCAGAAAAAGGAATAGGTATATCACCAATAGGTATACCAGCTATAAGTGCTGAGGATAAAGGATCACCTCCCATAATTGCTGCAACTACTGCTTGTGTAGCCATATTAGCAGCCGTAGTGCCTACTGTTGTTGCTGCTGATGCAGAAAGACCTGCGGCTGATGCTGCTGCGTTCCCTGCTCCAGAAACAGCGCCAGAAATAGCTGGGCCTATAAGAGTTGTTCCTAATGCCCACGCTGCTGCTGCCATTACAAAAGTTTCTAAAGGGTCAGTATCTATAGATTCAAAAGTTCTTATCTCACCAAAACTAAAGGGGTCATAAAGATAAGTAGAACCGTCCTTAGACTGTCTAACAGGCTTAACATCATACTTATGATAAAGCGCCTGTAACATAGGGTCACTTTGATAAGCAGTCATCAAAGCATCTTGATAACTTAAACCTTGGGTAGCTTGTAAGTAAGGGACTTGTTCTCGTAGAATAGGTTCTACAAAAGAATGGAACTGCTGGAGGTCTGCTTTAGAGGATGATGAATGCGAGGTTAAATTACCTCCAAAAGAACCTAACTCTTGATTCTTAGCTTGAATGTCATATCCATAGTAAGAACTTAAAGCTGCGGCTATATCCCCAGTAGAAGTTAAATCTTTTACTGACAAAAAAGCCTGTGTAGTTTTATCTATAGTTGCAGGTTTGCCGTAGTCAGCTAAATAAGCAGGGGAGTTAGATTCTCTAAGGTAAGTCTCTGTGTCTACTTGCATGTTGTTTAGACCAAACAAATAACCTTGGTCATAAAAATTGTCAACGTCATCTACGTCATTTATTGATGCGTAGTCTGCTCCTAGATCTAGTCTATCTTTGTATTGTTCAATACCTGTTGAAAAAACATAAGTATTACCGGGTTGACCTCCCATTCCGGGACTTACAGAATAAACAGGAACATCCATATCTATATCTTTTAGCAGGTCAGGATCAAACCCCAGCATTTCTGGTGTTATGTCTAAACCAGAAAATCCTTCAGGAAGACTCCAAGTAGTGTTTTCAAATATAGAAGGTTCAGCCATTATTTACCCCAAGTAGACAAGGTTTTAATACCAAAACTTGCAGCTATAGCGCCACCTAGAAAGGCTTTGTAGTAATCAGGCATAGTAGACAATACAGTAAATCCTTGTTCAACGTAGGGAACCATAGAAGGTATAAAAGCACCTATCAATGGCAAACTTAAAACTACAGCAAACCATTCATCTTTCCATGAGGTTTGTG